TCAATTGACGGCGAAGGCATTGTCAAAATTTCTTGCACTGAATAAGGAGAATAAGACATGGCATTCGCAACAGCAAACTGGGCAACCGTTGGCGCTTCTAAGAGCGGCAATGCACCGGCTATCTATAGCTACAAATCTTCTGGTGATAACAAAGCTGCTATCGCTGGCTCTGGCTATTTCAACACAGTAGAAGCTCTTATCACTACTGGTGATTGGATCTACACATATGGAAGCGATGGCGGTCAAACGCTTGTAGCAACCAACACGGCAGGCGTTATTACAACGGCTGTAATCTAAAGAAAGAGAGGGCTGGTTAAGGCTGGCCCTCTCCACCCTTTACGGAGAACGATTATGGCTGCTGGTGATACCTCACTTTCTATCTGCTCTGATGCACTAATATTGCTGGGCGCTTCTCCGATATCTTCGTTCACAGAGGGATCTGACTCGGCTCAAGCTTGTGATCGACTGTATCCAGATCTCAGAGATTCTTTGCTCTCTAACTATCAATGGAGCTGGAGCGTTAAGAAGGTGCAACTAAACCGCCTTTCTACTGCCCCCATTGATGAGTGGAAGTATGCTTACCAGATGCCAGGGGATATGCTCTCCGGCGTTCTGGCCTTATTTACAAGCGCGGGTATTGGCGAGAACCCTGTCCGGTACGGATGGGAAATTTACGGAGATCAAATCTACACAAATTTCGAGAAGATATTTATCGACTACCAAAGTGCGATTGATGAAAGCAAGATGCCTAACTATTTCGTGCGTCTTCTCCGCACATCTCTCGCTGCTGAGTTAGCGTTTACAATTACCGATCAGATCAGCAAGTCGGATTACTTCCGGTCTTTGGCATATGGATCTCCTGGTGAATCAAACCGGGGTGGGCTGATGCGCGAGGCTATGAACATAGATAGCCGTGGCAAGCCACCACAGATCATTGAGGATTATTCTCTTATTGATGTGAGATACTAATATGCGGATTATGCAGTTCCAAACGAACTTTTCGGTTGGCGAACTTGATCCTCTTATTCGCGCTCGAACCGATCTGGCTCAATATAAGAACGCGCTTGAGGAAGCCACTAACGTCATTATTCAACCGCAAGGCGGGTTTAAGCGGCGTGATGGCATGAAGTTTATTTATGACTTTGGCTCAAGCTTTACTGACTTCAAGGTAATTCCCTTTGAGTTTAGCGTGGGCGATAGTTACCTTTTGGTGTTCGTCAATCAAAGGATCTATGTCTTTAAGGGTGGCGTCTTACAGACCAATATCAATGGCTCCGGTAACGATTACATTACGGCAACAGACATAACCACAGCAATGCTAGACGAGATCAACTATACGCAAGCGGTTGATACTCTCATTCTCTGCCATGAGGATCTGCAAACTAAACGCCTGGTGCGGAACAGTGATACAAGCTGGACGCTAGAGAACTTGCCAATTACCAATCTACCACAGTACGCCTATGCCTTCGATACGCATATGCCTGATTTCACAATTACGCCCAGCGCAACAACAGGCAACATTACAATCACCGCGTCTGGTGCAACCACTGATACCGGTACGGCTCAAGCTGGCGGTTCTGCTACAATCACACTAAAGTCTTCATCGAGCTATACTGGCGACGATCAGCCAAATGGTATGTTCATAACATTAACTTCCGGCACTGGTTCTGGTCAAACTCGCCATGTTGAAGACTACGTTGCGTCTACAAAGGTTCTGACTGTCTATCCGGCCTGGGATACTGCGCCTGACAATACCACAGGTTACAAGGTCGAGGCGTTTGCGCCTGCTGCCGTTGGTGAATACGCCCAGGTGACAAGCACATTTGGCCGCGCTCGGTATGTTGAGTATGTATCACCCACAGTTATGAAAGCTGTCACGGAAGTGGATTTCTTTGATACGGATGCCGTTACTGCTGGCTTCTGGGAAAGTGAGCATGGGTATGAAGATGTATGGTCTAGCACCCGTGGCTGGCCGCGATCTGCTGCGTTCCATGAGGGCCGGTTGTATTTTGGTGGATCTAAGTCTCGCCCCAATACAATTTGGGGTTCAGGTGTAATTAACTACTTTGACTTCAATGCCGGTACTGGTCTTGATGATGAGAGTGTTGAGGCAACGATCAATACCAATCAGCTCAATACAATCGTTAATTTATTCTCTGGCAATGACTTCCGCATTTTCACAACCGGCGGTGAGTTTGTAATCTTGCAGGGAACGAATGAGCCGATTACTCCATCGACATTCTTTGTGCGGCCTCAGACCCGTCTGGGATCAAAGGCTGGTATTCCGATTGAAGAGCTTAATGGCGCGTCAATCTTTATTCAACGCCAGGGTAAATCAATCAACGTGTTCCAGTTTGGCGATACGACTGCATCGTACCAGGTTCAGAACATATCGGCTTTAAGCTCTCACTTGCTTAAGAACCCGGTTGATATGGCTGCGCGTAGGGCTGCGTCTACGGATGAATCGGATCGTCTGTTTGTGGTAAACGGCACTGACGGATCTATGGCGGTTTACTCTATCCTGGTCGGCCAGAACGTCATTGCTCCCAGCCGGTTCGTTACGGATGGTGAGTATATTGCTGTCGGTGTTGAGGTTGCAGATGTTTATGTAATCGTTAAGCGCACTGTAAACGGCGCAAATAACTATATGCTGGAGAAGTTTGATCCCAGCCTTACCCTGGATAGCGTTAAGAGCGGCGGAGCCGCCTCCTCAGTGACGATGGACCAGTTGCAGGGGAAGACAGTCCAGATCATTAGAGATGGCGTCCTAGAGCCAGAGCAAGTGGTCCCGGCTTCACCGTACACAATTACCTTTGCCTTGCCAGCTACGTCTAGTTACCAGGTCGGGCTGAACTATACGGTCACAGCTAGGACAATGCCTGCGGAGCCGGTGCTTTCTTCTGGATCGGTACAAGGCTTTAAGAAGCGGATTATCCAGGTTGATGCTATTGTAAACAGTACACAGGATATGACCATTAACGGCAAGCAAGTTTCGTTTAGGAATTTTGGCGAAAATGTATTGGATTCTGCGGTAGAGCCTTTCACGGGCATAAAAACTATGCACGGATTGCTGGGCTTTAGTGGAACGGGACAGATTACGATCAGTCAGAGCGTTCCTTTGGAAATGATTGTTCTCGGTCTTGAGTACCGTTTAAGCGTGGGGAATTAACATGGAAGCAATGTCAGTCATTGGCCCAATAGTATCAGTTGGGGGTAAGATTGCACAGGCGGGTGCCCAGCGCGATGTTGGTCGGGCACAGCAGGCTAGTTACGAGCGCCAAGCAGAACAGGCAGAGCTAAAGGGTAGGTCAGAGGCAATTGCTTATAAACAGCAAGGCTCGGAAGCTTTGCAAAGACTAAATGAAACTCTTGCTGCAATTATTGCAAGAGCTGGTGCTGGCGGTGTTGATCCTACATCTGGATCGGCGGCAACCATGCAAATGTTTGCTATGTCAGAGGGTGGAAGAGAAGTCGCAGTGTCAAAAGACAACGCTGCTCTTGCTCTTGGCGAAGGTTATACGCAAGGCGGTATTTATAGATCTGCTGGGTCAACCGCAATGAAAAGCGCGAATGTAAGTGCTGCCGCAACACTGGGCGAGGCTGCTTACATGGCCGGTAAATTAGCATAGGTTAGGTTAAAGAATGGCACAACTTCCACGATATCAGCGACTAGGGGTAAGAACCCGTCAGCCAGGTAGTATTGATTTCGCTGATACGCGGGAGCAAGCAAGGTATTCTCAGAACCTTTCGCAGCAACTTGACAGAATGTCTCAGTTTGCTTTTAAAGAAGCGTCAAGGGCTGCTGAAATAAGAGGTCAAGAACGTGTGCGCGATGAAGGCGCTGTTGAAACTCTTGAGGCTATTGATAAAAAAGGCGGCGCGTTTAGTATTGCCGATCAGGCCGCATATGCACTTGGAAGTCGTGTCGCTGTAGCCGAAATACAAAATACTGCTGAAATCGAAACTATGCGGATTTTGAATGAAGCAGAAAGGAATGAAACCCCATTCTCCAGAGTGCAAGACCAATTGTTAGATCTTACCGATGGTTACTCGGAATCATTGAGAGTGATTGATCCGACTGCTGCGGCTGTTTTAAGAGAAAACCTAAATGGGGTAACAGCCAAGGCGACAGAAAGATATTCAAATTGGTATGTAAACTTACAAGCTCAAAAGCAAAAGGTGAAAGCTGCCAATGCGGCGGATCTGCAATATAACAATGTTATACAGGGCGCGATCCTTCCAGGTTCAAACGCTGTAACAATCAAACAACAGATTGCTAAATCTATTGAGCTTCTTTCTGGCATGGGGTTGTCAGAAAAACAATTAAAGGCTTTTGAGCTTAAATCATACAGTGATGCTATTAAAGAAAATGCTATTTTTAACTTCAACTCATCTTCGGTTGAAGAGCAACAAATAACATTAAAGCGAATGGAGACTGTTCCTTTTACGGGAATGACTTTAGGGGAAACTCAAACTTTCAGAAAAGGCCTCCAAGGAACATACAACAAAAACGTAGCGATGAGAGAGCAAAAGGTTTCAAATGTTGTTTCACTGATTAGTGATCAAGATGATATTGCTACTGCTGGGGGTGTCGTTTCTCAAAAAATGCTAACAGAGATAGAATCTCAGCTCGATGCTTTTGGGCCAGAAGGCGATAGGGCAAGAGCTGCTTATGAGCGCATGACCTTTGATATTGATACTGCTAATAATCTCAAAGCTATGATGCCTGCTGATCTGGCCAGCTTTGTTACCTCAATAGAATCTGGTCTCCCTGGCGTTGGTGAGCCTGGTCGGGATACAGATGTAGAAGTCAAGACATATGATTTCGCTGTTAAAATGTTGGATCAATTCAATAAAGACATAAAAGACAATCCGATTTCTGCTGCTGTAAAAAGACAACTTACCGATGATAATAATAACTTAATTCAAATCAAGCCAATTGATTTTGGTCAAGATCCAAATGGTGTGGTTGCCGATCTTAGTTTAAGGTTTGACCAAGCAAAGCTAGTCTCTAAAGCATATGGAACACCTCTTACGTTGTTCACTAAAGAGGAAACCAAATTGTTTTCCAATGCTCTTAAATCTGCGTCTTTGAACGATAGGTTGATTGCCTTGGAATCTGTTGTTGCAAGTGGAGATACTATTGCGCTTCAAGCCTTTGAAGAGCTTGCTGGTACAGATGGAGCGTTTTATGCCGCCGTAGGTGCTTCAATGGTTTCTGGAAACCGAGATGTTGCTCAAAAAGCTTTGTTGGGACAAATTCAAATTGAAACATATGGAGAGCCTAAACTAACTGCCGAAGCTGGTGCGGATGATGCAAAATCAATTACAGAAACCATTTTTACGGATGTTTTTAAAGAAACACCTGACGCAGTGCCAGCTTATCGGGAAATGGCCAAAAACCTGTATGCCTTTTATGCAAAAGGTGTTGACGAATTTGACAAGGATATTTGGGAGCAATCTTTAAAAGAAGCTGTTGGTTTTAATCCTGAGAATAAAACCGGTGGTATTGATAAAGTAAGGTCTGTTTTGACACTTATCCCTAGTGGAAATACCGCTCTTGATGTGTCTAACGCTTTAACAGAAATGGACGCAGATATACTTTCTGCGGCTACGGCAACGGGGCAAACAATACTTCCTGAGATGTTTGAGGCTTTGTCCGGTGAGATCGAGTTATCTCTAGTTGATCCTGGAGCTAAGATATATGAGGTAACAAAAAGCGAGGGCACTTCTGGAGATTACAATCTTGTTTCTTTAGGAGGTAACAATTACGGATTTATGTATAAAGACAGTGGCATTGAAGTTGTGGATGACAAAGGCGATATACTTGTATTTGACCTAAAAAAAGTAATTGAACTTACTGCCGCCCGTGGTCCGGTTTATTATACGCAAGATCAAAAAGATGCGCTCGACGCTCGGAGGGATGTAGGCCAAGGAATTATTCCAGAAGCATTGCTGAAGAAAATGGCTGCACCGGGCATTGGCGTAATACCATCGACTATTGTATCTATGACAACATCTCTTGCAGAGACCGTATCAGACGTTGTTGAAGCTGTATCTGAAGCCCCGGCTGCTGGTGCTGCCGCTGTAAGTGAGCTGGATGAAAGAGAGGCGATACAAGCTAGATTAATTGAGCTGCGGAAGCAATTTGAGCCGGGAACAACTGGACACAAATACCTTAGCACCTTTATTAAACGTGCGTTTGATTCAAAGAAAATTTCCGTGGAAGATCTAAAAACCGTGGAAAGAGATTTTAAATGAACCTTGGAAAAGCAGATATAAAGTTTTTAAATTCTGACCCAAGAAGGAAGATGTCAGCTCCCGCTGCTACATGGGTTGAGAATGTTGTAAAGGCTAAAGACGTAGGTTTTTTAAATGGTGACGCTGGATCAAACTCTCCAGGTTTTGCCAAGTCACAAATCTGGGAGCCTATAATTGAATCGCTTAATGAAACTGAGTTTCTGAATAACGGCGAGAGATGGACTAACCCTGCTCGATATCTAATATCTGCGCCGACTACTGGACAGTATAAGTCTGAAAAGGCTTATACCAATGCGATTGAAAAGATCTTCTCTACTATTCGTCAGAATCAGATCAATCTTTCTCCTGATCTAAACCAGGTAAATGAAAGCTTTATTGAGAAACAAACTGTTGAGTTGGTAAATAGAGAGCGTGCTGAGTTACAAAAGCTTTCCGATGATAACCCTGGGTTTTTGTATGGAACGGCTCGGTTCGGTGGCGCAATGGCTGCATCATTAAGCGATCCAGCTGCTCAGCAAGCTATGATGTTGGAGGGCGCTGTTGCTATTGGCAGAACCATGTGGCGTCAACTATTTAACTCTGCTGTTTTGAATGGTGGAGCTGGTGCTTTTTCTGAGATTGCAGTTAAAGAATGGTATGATGAGCTTGGCGTTGATTATGAATTTTCTGACTTTGTAGCTAATGTTTCTGCAAACGCTGCCTTGGGTGCGGCTTTTCCGCTTGCTGGTGCTGGCATAAAACTAACAGCTAATCAAGCAAGGAAAGGGTACTTAGCTCTAACTAACAACAACCAGCGCGGCACATTGGAAAATCGTGAGATGGCTGCGGGTCTCTTAGAAGCTGAAGAGTTTGAAGAGATAGAAAACCCACTTCAATCAGCCACACCTAATGAGGCTCAATATGTTCACAACCAAAGGCTAGTTGAGGCTGGTGCTGCTGCGGCTAATGCACAGCCACCGGCAATGTCTCCAGATGCTCCATTGCCCATGAGCGCCGCTTCTGTAAGTGCAGCCAATCTTGAAGGGGTAAACCTTATATCTATGGTTAAAGCCTCTGAGATTGGTGTTGATGCGGAAACATTCCAATTCAAAGCAGAGGGTGATGAGTTTGGCGTTACTGCAAGATTGCAGGGGGTCCAGACATTTAACCCATATTGGGCTGGCACTGTTAGCGTTTATGAATATGCAGATGGCCGAAAGGTTATTGCAGACGGGCATCAACGTCTTGGACTAGCTAAACGCATTATGGCTCAAGATCCTTCTCAGGATATCAGTCTACACGCATACACATTTAGAGAAGTAGACGGTATCACGCCGGAAGAAATGCGCGTAGTTGCTGCTTTAAAAAACATAGTAGAGGGAAGCGGCACAGCGATTGATGCTGCAAAGGTCTTGCGTGTAGATCCTTCAAGGCTTCCAGATTTGCCACCAAATTCAGAGCTTGTGCAGCAAGCTAGAGGTATAATGCCTTTAAGTGACAATTCATTTGGCATGGTTGTAAACGGGGTTGTACCGGCTAAGTATGCTGCATTTGTAGGTCGGTTGATTGACGATAAAGATCTGCAAGACGCAGCAATGAGTGTGCTTGCCAAAGCCAACCCAGAAAACAAGTTCCAAGCGGAAGCGATAGTCCGCCAGGTTAAGGAAACCCCTTCAGAGCAAGTAACTCAAATATCTTTGTTTGGCGAAGAGCTAATGACAGAGAGTTACTATTTCGAGCGTGGCAAAATTCTGGACAGGGCTTATAAAGAATTGCGCAGAGATAAGGCTGCATTTGAAACACTTGTCAGAAACGCTGAAAGGTTGGAAGCTGAGGGAAACATCCTTGCGGCTGATGCAAATCAAAGAAAGGCGGCTACAGATGCCCAAACGATCACGCTCCTCCAGGCGCTCGCAAACCGCAAAGGGCCGCTCTCAGACGCCCTCAACGATGCAGCAAAGACAGCAAGGGACACAGGAAGCTATGGCCCAGCCACAAGCGGATTCCTTGATGCTGTCAGACGATCAATTGACGCAGGCGATTTCCAAAGCATATCTGCTGGCGACATTGGACGCGGCGTCGATGGTACAGCGGAGGTCACGCGACCTGTTATTGAAGAACCAGTCCTAGACGGATTTGATGAGCCAACAGGACCGGCGTCAGATCAACAGACCGGCCAGCTCATAACAGATATGTTCGGTGCTGATGAGGCGGCTCCTGTGGCACCTGTAAGAACACCTGTTGAAATTGAAGCTGATCTAAAAGCTAGACAACCAGTAGAAACCGTTGATGATATCTATGCTCTGGCAGAAGAGTCCCAATCTTATATTGCTAGGATCGGTGCTGACCTTGAGGGTGAGCTTGGTGTTACTTTTAGAAACCCAGGTTTAAAAGATATTGATAAAGCTACGGAGAAGATGCAACGCAAGGCATATACGTCTTCAAAAGAAATGACGGACATTTCCCGTGGCGGCTTTGTAATCAATAAAGCAGAAGACGCTGACGCTATTGTTGCTAGGTTGGGGCGCGATTCAGAAATACTAGATGAGGGTTGGGCTTTTACACCAGAAGGATATTTCGACCGCAAAGTATTGGTTAGGACACCAAACGGTATCGTTTCTGAAGTTCAAATATGGTCTCCAAAGCTTATTGAGGCCAAAGACAAAATTGGCCACAAACTATACGAAAGAATGCGAACCTCTAAAGATCCTGTTGAAGTTAAAGATTTGGCAATGCAGATGAGGGTGCTTTATTCAAATGCTTTAAAAGCAGAAGATCAATCTTTTAGGGCGTTGTCCGGCATAGATAGCTTGCCGAAACTAGGCTCAAACGCTGATATAAACGCAGCTTCGTCTGGTATTACACGGCCAGAGTTGAAAACGTCTGGACCGTCTACTGGTGTCCAGGGACCACCTGGCTTGAGAACAGCAACCGCTTCTGTTGGTGAAATGGATATAGCGGGGCGTCCGTCCCAATTAACAAATATCATTGATGATACCTCCGATATTGATTTAGATATCACTTTGACGCCGGATGTCAATATGGATCTTGAAGTTCCTGTAGGTCAAAGGCTCAATCCAGAGACAAACGAGCTTGAGGCTGTTTCAATGCCATTGAAAGACCTTCGTGCTATGATGGATGAAGAAGACGTTGTAATGAAACGGTTGGAGTTCTGTACGATATGAGTTTTAGAAAATGTATTGATGATGGTGTTGCTGCCGGTGAGCTTTCTTCTGAAAAAGCTGAAGAGATTAAAAACCTCTTTGGGGATCTTGAGGTTCAGTATAATAAACAAATGGGTTTTGCTGCGGCCAGCTCCAAGGCTGCTTTAGATACATCTGCGGCTATCAAGAAGGTCTCTAAGGAAAAGAAGCGCCGCGCAATGTTACAGGCTAA